TTCTGAATTCTTCTCCATAAAATTCACTTTTAGATAACCACTTTTTGAATTTTTTATGGTCATTCGATGTAGTTGCATATACATACAAAGTATCGACACTCTCATTCAACTTCTGAATTTCTTCTCTTATGATTTCTTTAAGTTTTGTTTTTGTTATTTTCATTTTAATTTCCTCATTACATATGTTTTACTAAATTGAATTGTATCACCAATTTTGGCTTTCTTTCCATCAATATTTTTTTTATCTTTATTCTTTCCTAACCTTTCCACTGTTCCTTGAAGTACATTTGATCTCGGAAATAGTCTTCCGATTACAACTGCAATGGTCCCATCAAATAATTCTACTTTGGTTCCCTTTTTGATTCCAACTTGACCTGGATGGCCGCTTGGATGTCTGGTCCCCAAGGCTTCTGTGAGTAGTTCTTTAAGTTTAATCATTTTATTTATATTCCTTAAAGAATTCCCTCATAGCTACACCGAATTCCCACATCTCATCTTCATTTAACTTTGGGAATAATGAGCGCCTCCATTTATTGATTATTTTAGTAGCTTCACTCTTTCCTTTATTTTCATTCAGTAGTTCTTCACGAATGATTTGTTTTAGTTTTGTTTTTGTTAATTTCATAATTTTACTCCTAACTTTTTAAACCAAGGTTGTTTTTTTAATTCCTTTTCAATTGCATTATACAGCCAATCACCACTAACTCTTCCTTTATACTCAGGATCATATTGTAGGGCCCTAACAGTATCTTGTACCATAGATTGGATATCAATATATCCCATATCCTTAACTATATCAATAATAGTTCGTTTATGCTCAGCTGCGAATTCTTTTGCTAGCTGTTGGTATTCCCCACTTGATAATTTTTCTTCACTTAATCTTTTAATTTCTTCTCTGATGATTTCTCTAATTTTTCCTACAACTGATTCATTTTTTTTAATTGATTCTAAGTACTTACTCGCAACATATCGTTCTTTACCATACTTCGCATGTTCCCATTTTTTTCTTAATGAATTAGGCATTAAATCATATTCTTCCGACATACTATTATTAACAAACCAAGCAACCCGTCTTGCGTCCGCTATAACAAGCTTTCTATATCGATTTTCTTCTAGCGTTTTCATAAATCTCCTAATTTCTTTAACTGTTACTCTTTTCATTGTTATATTCTCCTACAGTTTTTCATTATATAACCGTTTCATTATCATATCATATTTATTATATGCTTTTAACACATCTGCTCCTGTTTTTTTCCATTGCTTATCCTGAACCATTCCTGGAGTTTTTAGATATTTTTTTAATGCCTTACTCATATCATCACATTTTACTAAAAGCGCCGTAAATTCTTTATCGTTATGTGGATGAGCATATTCAACTTCGCTGAGCTCTTCTCTAATGATTTCTTTGAGTTTTGATTTTGTTATTTTTATTTTATTTGCTCCTAGTAAAATACCCTCCAAAATGTTTCCTTTTCCAGGTCGTTGCTGGAATAAATAATCTTGTTAAATCCTTTTGACTAAAGATAGTAACTCCTTTCTTTTCTACCTTCATTACTCTTACATTATCCCTCTTTCCTAACGTAAATATATACCACCCACCTACTTCTAGAGGTTTGGCTTTACTATCTACATATCGTTCAGCTTCATTCAACTTTTGAATTTCTTCTCTAATGATTTCTTTGAGTTTTGATTTTGTTATTTTCATTTTAAAATTCTCCTAAGCTTGTCTTTCTGTGTTTTAACTTCGCCTTTAACAACTTCATCAGATTCTACATTTTCCGAATCTGCTTTTCCGACAAATATATCTCTGCTAAAATCGGTTTCAATTACTTTTCTAGTATCTTCAATTTCTCTAACTTCATTAGCCATTAATGAAGTTTGTTGAAATGATATATCTTTAGTCTCTTTCTTTGATAAATATTTTAATAATATTTTGATACCCAATACAGCTTGCCATAATACTAAACTGTAAAGTATTAAGTGTTCTAAATGATGTAAATGAGGATTCATTTTAAGTTGTTTCCTCCGATATCAATTGTGATTCTTTTAATTCAATAAATTTACAACCAAGAAAACCAATAATTTCTTGTTTTCTTTGTCTATTAACATGATATTCAATACTACATATGTGGTAAGTTATTTTATTCACTAAATTCTTCCTGAATTAACAGTGCTTCATTAAGACATCCACGGGCAACTGCATAATGAGCGTCATTAACAAGTATAATATTAGAAACTGGAATAGGGAAATTTTCCTGATCAAATTGTTCATTTACTATATCTAAAAAACCTTTAACAAGACAAGTTCCCCCACCAAAAACTATAGGTATTGAGCTTTGAAAATTAGGAACATTCTTAGTATTATTAAATTGATTAACTAAATTTACAAACAAATAATTAATAAGCGCTGAATAATAACTCCGTATTGCGTGTAATACATTATACTCGTCTGATTCTTCCTGGTAAATATCGTTTATCGCTGACGCTTTCAAGTCTAATAAATTTGAAGTTTCTTTTATGTTTTGAACTTTTGCAATTGGAACACCTGTGTCCATACTAACATTAGTGTCCACCCAATCTCCACCGCGCGTTACTGAAAACGATACTGCTGTAATTCCAGCGTACATCACACAAATATTGCAGAGTCCAGCTCCCATTGAGATTGCAATTCCAGTTAAATTATTATCAAGTAGTGAATCATATGCCAAAGCTACACCCTCCTCAATCTTTTTTGCTTTATACCCATACCCCTCGATAATTGTTTTCAATACATCTTCATGATAATCAACTCTTCGATTCTGATCAATAGGCTTTGCTGGAACACAATATACGCATATTTCGTCTTTTTCTGCCTTTCCGAGTAATTCACCGATGATTGCGTTGAGAATTGGCAATGAATCTCTCTCGTCTGGATTCAATAATCCAGATTTCATTGGACGTCTCAATTTAGCAGACTGAAATATCTGTGCGTAGTTAAAAGCATGTTGTCCAACGATATGAACTTTACCTGCTTTTTCCACAAATGGAATCTTTTGTCTTTTCAACATTCTTTTTACTTGTTGAGCATCACCATCAACAGTTAAGAATACATTTCTTTGTTTCTTTAATGTATCTTCTGTAGCTGCTATGTAGTAACTTGTACCACAGTCAAGACCTTTTGCCATTATTGTATCTCCTGTAACTTTTTTAAGAGTAACCAAATTCCTAATATTATTTGCCAAATGAGTAAACTGTATATTAGTAGTTCTGGCATGCTACATTGACAATCCTACTTTACCTGTCATCAAGTCCCATATATATTCATCTGAGTTCTGCATTGCTTGCGATTTTAAATATTTCTCAAATCCCTTATGTTTTTTTGAATACTCTTTGAAAACTTTCATATTGGCTTTTCGACATTTATTAAAATTTGGACCAATTTCTTGTAAGAAATCATATACTACATCATCTAACTCTGCCTCATTCAACAATTCTTCTCTTATAATCTCTTTTAATTTACTTTTTGTTAGTTTCATTTTCGTAAACTCCTCAGTTTATTTATTCTTAATCATATCCCCAAGTGAAGGAATACCATTCACAACATTACCAATGTCTTTCAATCGTTTCTTTGGTCGTCTATCCATAGATTCTTTTGTTGATTTGACTGCCTTTGTGATAGCTTTTCTTTTCTTATGAATATATTCATCACTATCATCAGTATCACCGTCATTATCGATGTCTTTATCTTCTCTATCTTCAAAGTCATCTTCTGGTTCAACTTCATCTGTATCAACTGGGTCAAGTGCTTCGTCAATAACTTCTCGAATTATTTCTTTTAGCTTTGATTTTGTTATTTTCATTTCGTTTGCTCCTTAATCGGTTTCTTTGTCCGCTTGCCAGTTTTTGTCTACATAGTTAAACAGTTCTTTTTTCTTTTCATCGTCAACATTATCAATATCTCCCGGATCAATTCCAAATTTCTCGCACGCTTTTCTAAAGAACGCTTGATATTCTTCCTTATCTCCAGATTCTTCGTTAATTTCATAGTAGCGATTTAAAATATGTCCAGCATCTTCGTACAAAGCTTGAAGCCGTTGATTTACAGAATGAGCTTCAGTAGCTGTTTTCTTAAACTCTTTAACGATTCCTGATAAAGATTTCATGTTACGGTTAACGGAAACCTTATCAAACCAACCATCTGTTTCAGACAAAATATGAGAATGAGCTGATTCTGCAATTTTAACCAACTGTTCTGCTATTTCAAGAATTGAATGCTCTGAATATAGTTTCTTTCCTACAATACTATATTGAGATACACCTTCAATAACTTCACGTTTATTGATTTTTGGTTGTTCATCTTCAAATACTTCATAAAGTAGTTCTTTTAGTTTTGTTGTCATTGCCTTTCTCCTAATTAATCTTTGAGTTTTGATTATAATTGTTTCTCTAATTTATTCAATGTTCGCTTAATCCAATCTACCAATTTACCTAATTCTGTATAAGTTTTCTCTGGCTCAATACTGAATTCTGCTTTATTCAAGGCAACCTGAATTCTTTTTTTTGCATTATCTAATTCTTTTTTTAGATTACGGTCATCATATTCATTCAACAATTCTTCTCGAATCATCTCTTTGAGTTTTGTTTTTGTTAGTTTCATTTTGTTTCTCCTATACTGTTAATATAATATATCTTATTACGGCGCCTATCAAAACAGTATATACAATCCATAATGCTTTATTAACGCCGCCCTTCCACATCAACAACGATTTCATGTTATCGAAAGCGTCTTCAATTTCTGCTTTTCTATTTTCCCAATATCGCCTATCTTCGGTATTCTTATTTACTCGAACAATAACGCCTTTATCGGGATCGAGTAGCTGTTTCTTAATAATCCGTAAATCATCTTTTAGGTCGTCTTGACCTTCTTGTAAATTTTCGATAGCATTCTTAATCAATAATAATTCACCATTCGGTGTCCTTTTCTCAATTTCAGTCAAGGCTTCAAGAATTTCTTTATTTGTCACTCTCGTTTTATTCGCCATTTTAGTATCTCCTTAGTTTACCTTTTGATATATACTTTCTAAATTTATCTCTTACTTTTAACCACAATTCTTTTATAAAATCAAACTCATATCCATGTCCAACACTAAGATATTTTATATTTACAGTTCTTGCAATATCCATTGGATCATATTTTCCGGTTTTAACTCCATTTACCATTTCTTTAATAATTTTATGTGAAGCTTTTCTAAGATATGAAGTCCAGCGCGATGCTTCTTTTAACAAAATATCATGTGCTTCTGGACTACTGAATCCCTGTCCTGGCATTGCCTCATCAATCTCGTCATTAATTAAAGCTTTTACTGGAGACGAATCAATTTCATTCTGTATTTGCTCTAATAATGAAATTGTAATCTCTTTTTGCTTTTTCTTTTCTTTCTTTACGTCGAGATTATGCATCTGCTTCATCATTTTTTTGTATTTCAACTTTATTCTCCGTGCATAATAGAATTAATAATTGATTCAGCTTTACACCACTTTCCACAAGTCCTGCCCTGTTGATGCTCTTTGCCCTCTTTAAGTGGTGCCATGAAAGCTCCATGTGTACTTGGGTTGCTGACGAAATCGAAGGCAATTAATTCGAAGTCGGGCTGAACTTCAACTGTATTATCCTCAGCGATTTCCTTAACTGAACCCAATCCCCGACTCGATATTCCGAGCTTAATCCCAGATTTAAATAGCTCTTTCAAAATATTTCCAGACGGAGTTCCTAAAACTTCAACAGTACCGACCAAATCATTTCCGCTCCAATGCATTTCAAGAATATTATGTGATGCGTTTTGAAGATTGACAACAGATGAATCAGGATGATCAAGTTCCCCCAATGCTCTACGTTCTTTGATCTGAACTCCGGAATATTTCTTTGCTTCTCGCATTAAAGTTTCACGGGGATAAACCCGTCCATTCTGATTTTTTGCTTCTGCACGTTGTAATACTCCAGAAACTACTAATTTTCCATTGTTCTTTGATAACGATTCATTAATTTGTTTTGGTGTTACATTAAATGGAATGTAATCTACTAGTATTTTGCGATTATCCATTTTAAATTCCCCCTCGATAAACAAAATTAACAACAGAGCCTGCGCTTCCGCTCCACGATGTAGGTGAAATTTCAAAACGACGCTCTAAATTTCCTTCAAATACGGCGGTACTTGTTGAACCAGTATCAAATGTTAATGATGGTGCCTCACTCCTTGTGTAAAATGTAACGTACCCACTCCCAGAACCAAACTCGAAGGAAATATCACCATCTCCCTCATTTGCAATATAAACCCATATTGGTCTATCTACAACCGCCATAGCAGCTGGTGACGTTACTTGCTGGAACGCCCTTGTTGGTAAACTTTTTGGTGATGACTTTGTATTGTCATCTGGATCTGCTTGGTATCTTCCCATTATTATTCTCCGTTATTTCATTTTTTGTAAAATTTTAGTTATACGTTCAGCCATATCGATAAAGCCCGGGAGACTTCTGATGTAAGTTTCAGCCCATTTTTCAGGATTCTTTGCGCGCGTGATAGCTATCTCTAAATCATCTATCGCATTAACTATTACTATACCAGCATCGTCTGGGTCGATATATCTTTCATTCAGTAATTCTTCTCTTATCATCTCTTTTAGTTTTGATTTTGTTAGTTTCATTATTTTACCTCCAACTTGTTCGTTTAATCCAGATATCCCTTATAATTGAAGCGACTTCATCTCTTATAAGTTTTCTTATGAGCTTTACATCATTGCTCTCTAATTCTTCGTTAACAAATTCATATCCAACCGCATCTAAAGCCGTTTTCATTTTCTTTTTCTTCTTTTCTTCATCATCCGAAAAGGCATGTGGTGTGCTATATCCATCAACATCACCAGTTGTAGTAATTTCTTCAAGGTCATCTTCCTTTTCTTTCATATACTCGTCTAATACACCGCGAATAAATGATCTCAACTGAGATTCTACTTTTTCGTTCATGTCTTTTTCAACTCTTTAAGTAATTCATAATACCTCATCAGCTGAATTACTGACGAGTCTTTTGTAACTCTTGAATGGTGTGTATTGCAAAATTTATCAATTGAGTTAACGGCTTCATTTAACTTAATTTTTGTTATTTTGTCATCAATTTTCTTTCCATATTTTTTGAGTTCATTTTTGACTTTAGGAACTTGCTCTTCAAAATATTCTTTTAATGAATTTGTTCCGGAAATATTATTGATATATGCCCTTAAAAGTTTTTTCTGACTGGAATCTAAATGAGAATATTTTTGATTGAATTTTTCAAGTAAAATACGATAGGAAATCATTCTTAGATCTTCATCATCAGGTAATTTTGAATCTATAGTCTGAGAAAGCTGTATAGTTTCTTTCGTTGTTATATTTTCAATCAAATTAAAATAGGATGTAGTCTTTTCTGCTGGAGATAATGCATTTTTTTCTTCAAAGAGCTTATATATTGATGCATAAATTATATAATTTGAGACTTTTGAAGAGAGAAATTTACCTAAATCATATTTACTACGAATTTCTTTAATGAGATTGAACTTTTCTCTCTTTAACCTCTTAATATCTATCTTCTCTCGCGCTTTAATAACTTCAGAAATGAAAAATTCTGCTTTTTTGTCACTATCGAACTTCTTATTAACTAAAAAATTATACAGAGCCCATTCTTTTCCCAGTTCTGTCTTCTCATTAAATCGTTTCTTAATAATACCTAAAGCAAAGCTTTTACCAGATTCATTAAGTACATCTGATGTTACTTGTCTTAATAGGAATTCGAAGAGAAGCCCGGTATTTCTAATTTTGTTATGCTTCACTTTTTTGTTACTCATAAGTTATCTCCAATAATTCAGCAAAAATATAGTTTTTCATATATAAATATGATGAAATTATATTTTCTAGTATGATTATTATGCCTCCTCTTCAACAAAAAGTAAATCTTCGCTTAAAAGTCCGCTTTTCTTTTCTTGATTTTTGAATTTTTTCTTTAGCTGATCTAACAATCCTTCTGACTTTACAATAGTTGATCCTTTTCCTAGATATAATGGACTACCACCTTTAAATTCTCGTTTTCCAAAGTGTTCACGCTCATATTTTGTAGCATCTTTCCTATCCTTCGATGTAGCGTTTCCAAAATCATGATGTGAATATTGTGGATCTTTCTCTGATCCTCCCCAATCACCCTTCAGTGATGATGCTCCATTCTCATCATCGTCATCGACTTTTTCTCCAGTTTCAAAAGGATCATTACCCTCATCTTCAATTTGTGTATGCCTGAATTTCTGTTTTGAATCTGCAGCTATCTCACTCATCAGTTTTTTCTTCTGATGTTCATTTAGGTCGAATATATTTTCATATATCCAATTCTGTGAAAATAGCTTATTTTCTATTGCACTCTGTGCGATATCAACTTGCTGATTTAACAATTCAAGTTTCTCTTGCTCATGTATCATTGATGGATTTGTTAATCGAAGATCAAAATTCAATAATTCCACACCGCTGAATCCCTGAGTATATAAATGAATAATTGCGATCTTTTCGAGTTCAGCCACAACAATTTTCTGTAAACGCTCAATTGTCCTAGCAAAGCGAACATCTTCTGCTGCAAGCGTGCTGTTTTTTATAATGATACCTGTACTTAGAAGATAGTTATGATTCTCGTTATCCACTTCCATGTTATATGTATCAACTCTTTCGTTTAACCATTCAACTCTAACAACTTTATGGTTATTTGGTTGATATATTTGTTCATATTCATTACTATTATTAGCTATTTTTTTATTTTGGCGATAAACCGCTTGTAGACTATCCCCACAGGCCAGCTGTTGAGCTTGTTTTTCATCTCCACCCTTTAGAACAAAATTATGATCCGGAGTGCAATCTATATGGGTATCATTATCAAGATATACCCGAACCAATTGGGCGTCTTTACGAGTCTGCTCTGCCATTTTAATTTTCGCTGGGATAATACTATCTGTTTTTACATCATATGAGTATACCCACCAATCTGGATCGCTATTTGTGGCAAATTCATCCGATATTTCTTTAATAGTTTTTGTTTTTCCATCTAATAGTGGTATTTTTGTATCCGGGTGAAGGCATTTTCCGCCAGATAGCCCCTCTTCGTATCCTAAAAACGCCTTTGGAATTTTAAGCGCCGCCATCATTTTATTTCTTAAATATTCAATATCATCAATTGCATTATCATTTGATAGCCCAGGTAGAGTATCAATCTCAGTTCCGCTATCACCTCCTCGAACTGGCATATAGTAATCTTCTAACACTGAATTTTTTACAAAAAAGCCATCTCTAGTCACACCTCCATGAGAATCAATAGCGAAATTATGAAAATCCTTAACCTCCATACAATAAACATCACACCTCTCTGTTAAGAATTCGACACTCTTAACTGAGTGATTTATTCTCACTCGTTCACTTTCAGTCTCTGAGTTCCACATTTCAGAGGCGTTATTACCATGATATCGTATATACTCTTCAAAAGTCATTGTACAGGTTAGATTTTCAGGTATGTTATTTAATTTATTAAAATCAGAGTGATGAATAACATTTGATGTATTAATATAATTATCAATATTATACTGATTCGCTACAACACGGTGAGTAAAATTATAAGAATTTGTTTCCGGGTTAAAGACTTTTTCATATCCCCCAATATTCTTTTCGCTACTAATATTTGTATAGAATGGCATTAGTGAATCTCCTGGTTGAATATTTTTCGCTAATATATATTCACCGTCACTGAGCATTATAGGATGCTCGGGCTCAAAATCCACATAACTATTATCATTTATTGTAACTCTTACAATATTCGCATTCTTTTTTGTTAATCCACACCAAACTACCTCTCCCGCTCTAATAGAGTTATTATTATCTCGATCAACTGAATATACATAATTTTTCTTACCTTGTTCATGCTCTTTAGCTAGATCCTTAATAGTAATAGTTCTCCCGTCTACTAGCGGAATTTTAGAATACCACGCAATTGGCTCAACATTATATCGTAAATTGAATTCTCCTGTTGTTTGATCAATAACAGGAATTTTTTTCATCCTATTAATAATTTTTTGCATGTAATTATCAACTTCATTTGGTGGAATATTCCCAATATCGATTTTGAATATTCTTTTTTCTGGAGCTCTCATGATACGATGTATAAGCATAGCATCTTCCATAAGTGTTAGTTGTTTCCATACTTTTCTGGCTCCTTCTAACATGCTCTTACCATAAGGAAGAAAATTAGAATCGGATAATAATCTAAAATGAGCTATTTCATAATTTTCATATAGTTTTTTCTCGCCCTGTGGAGTTATATTTCGATCAGATGCTCCTGCTATTTCATATTGAACTAATTTTGGGTCTGAAGGATCATGATCTTCTAATCGTATAACATCATATGGTGATAATGGTTTAACACTAAGGATACCATATTTATCAGCGATGTCTAATAATAAGAAAAAATCTCCGTATTTTGTTAAATTTCTAAGCCAAGACCATAAATTGAATTCGATATTAAGAATATCAAAAAATAAATTATGTAAAATCCTATGTAATTTAGCATTATCTGTCTTAATCGAAAGGACTGATCCCTCAACGTTTGTAATATTACTCTCATCTGAGTAGATATCAAGTGCTGAAGAGAGAATAGGATCTGAATCCATTTGCTCAAAATCTCTAAATAATTCATTCCTCGCTATTTCATATGAATTCTTTGCGTTTTGCTGAGCTGAGTATTTTCTTCCCCATCCTGCTCCTGAGGAAACTCTCGTATACCTATCAATGAAATTAGTAGTTAGTCCCATTTGAGTAAAATCAACATCTTTTACTACTAATTGATTATCGCGAGTTTTTCTGATAACTACGCTACTTCCGAATAATCGTTTTAGTCTATTGAATAAGTTATTGTTTTGTTCTGCCATTATTATTACCTCTTACTTAATTGTTATTATAGGAGCCATGAAAGGTCTTCCTTCTTTCCCCTGATATCGATTTCCCATTCACTATCTTTGGGTTTTACTTTTCCTTTTGAAAATCCCGCATCATATCCTTTATTACTATTTAGTACAGAATCCATCAGAGCTCTTTGCATATTATCTTTTTCTGTTTTCAATCTTAATGCTGTATCTCTAATCCATAAAGCGATTGCGAATGATAATACTAGATCATCATTATATCCTCTCATTGCTTCTGCTCTTGAATTCTGATAAATGAAAACAAATAATTCTTCTACTAGTCTCGCTGATCTTAATTCTACTAATTTCTCCCTCGTATATTCTTCCATTTTTGCGACAATGAGTGGCCTTGATTTTGCTGATGTTGTAAAGCCAGGAAGCATATTTCTATCTTGAGTCCTATATCGATTAGTTTGCATTTGATGTTCAGTATCGACATATTGTAAATCCTTTGATTGATAGAATAAATTCTTATAGTTTCTATCAATAACTGTTTGAATTGTTGCCCAGCCAACATTATTATTTTCTATAATTAATAATGCATCGTTATATTTTGTTGATATCTCTATTAGAAAATTTCCATAATCAGTAGTCGATAATTGTCCCTTATATTCAGCTACCTGTTTGATACTTTCTACTTCAAAAATCTGAGCTGCTGAATAATCTGTTCCATCTCCTCTCGCGACGTCGGCAACGACTATATATTCCTTTGAGTAATCTGGTTGTTCCCATACCCATAAATTATTGTCAATTCCTAATCTCTCTACAGGATCTTTTACTTGGTTTTCCTTATACCATTGAAGTATTTGCGGATCGACTACTGAATTTCCAGATGACAAAAAGCTGGCATCGCACTCCTGGGCGGCCATTGTTGGACCAAGAATAACATCCTGTTCATCTCTCCACGCCTGATCTCTCTCTGGATGAAGATACCACGGTAATTCCGTAAAGCTGAAATTATTTTCTCCATCAATAGCTCTCTGCCATGTCTTGTGGAACCAGCCACCAACCCCATTTGGTGTCGATGTTACAATACAATCTCCTCCGGTGGCGAGTGTCTGTTGAGCCGCTGCCCAGATCTCAGAGATTCTATCAATAAATGCGCATTCATCGAGAATTAATAACGACAACGCTTCGGAGCGACCAGCTGATTCATTTGAAGCGATTGCCTTAATCTGTGAGCCATTTGTAAGTCGCATTGATAGTTTATTGTCTTCTTCTACTTTTGCTTTTAGCCATGAAGGTAGTCCCTGAAACATAACTCTAACCTTTGTCACTAAATTCTTTGCTGTATCCTTTGATGTTGCGATGACCAGAATATTCTTGTCATTGTGGAATAATAATAACCATAATGAATATCCAGCCATTAATGTAGATATACCTAACTGACGTGACTTTAGAATAATGTTATAACTATTATTCTGAAATTCCTCTACTATCTTCTCCTGGAAGTCATATAGTTCAAACTTAATCTTTCCTTTCTGTGGGTGTTGAATTATGCAATATTTTTTAAGAAAGTGTATAGGATCACGTGCACATTGAATATATTCGCGCTTGATTACTTGCTTAATATTTGATGATTGTGTCATACTATTCTACTTTACTAAATTGGTTATACTTACAGTTATTAATACTCCAGATATACCATATACATATTTTATCCATTCATTACATTCTGTTTTTGCTTCTAAGGTCTCTTCGCATAATTCTATATTTTCATTTAGCTTTACGATAATGGAATCCTTTAACATTATACTATTATTTAGTTCTATAATAAGTGAATCTTTTACAGTAAGCTGCTCCTCACAGACCTGATATTTCATAGCATCTTCCAATAAAGCTTTAACTTGCTCTTCAGATAATGTAATATATGTTGCTGTACTATCTTGACTTGAACCAATCGTTAACAGCACTAACGAGATCATCATTAGATAATGTATTAACTTTTTCATGTATTTTCCTTTGCTTATCATCAAGTTCTTCTATTTTCTTACCATATGTAATTATTTCATTATTATTGATTACAACTTCGTCTGTCATCTTATCTATCTCTGCATCAATTTCTGATGATTTTTTATTATAGTTATCCAATAATAATTTTTGTAATTGTTTTGCAACAAATTCTTTTCTAATGACATAGAAAACACATATCAATATTGCAATTCCAATACCAACAAAAAAGACTTTTATCTTTTCAAGAAATTTCCTCATGCTACTATACCTCATTCTTTCATTTTTTTCACTTGCATTGACACATTTTCGTTACCCATAGCATTTACAACTGATCTATCAAAAGCTTGATCAGCATCTTCCTTCATGTTCTTCAATATTGACTGAACTTCCCTTTCAATACTCTCAAATCTCTTCTTTTCCTGATCAGCGACCCAGTCACTCCATTTTCCTTCTATCTTTAGATTAGCTTCAAAGTTAATCTGACAATAAAAGCATCGTCCAAATCGATTATATGTATCCTGATCACGCTGTTTCAAAATAAGTCGCTCACAATCAGAGCATCTATCAAATCCTACTCCAGGACGGACGTTAATTCGCTTTCTTGATCCGTTTTTCCAAATCCATTCTGAACCATGATCATCAGTCCATGTTTCGCCCTCTTCGCGAATCGATTTTGGTTGATATCCAACTTGAATTTTACGTTGATATTTTCCATCAACTATAGATTGTATTTTTTCAATGTTCTTTCCCATATATTAACCTCTTATTTATATATAAATATATACGCTTTCAATTTATCTGCCACTAAATTTTAACATTCCTAAAAGTTGATTTATCGGAGCAAAGGTCCCAGTAAACTTATACATATTTCCTTTATACTTGAATACTAATCCCTCTGTCGGTACAATAGCTTCTGCCCCCCCGATAGCCTGTAATTTTTCGAGCTGAGTCTTCATTTTTTGTATCTTTGAAATATCTCCTCCTGCCCTAATATCAGTTACAACTTTATCAAGCTGTTGCTTCATTTTCTGTACAGCTTTATCGGGATTGGATGCAATAAATCCACTTACATTTTTCAATATATCAGCACCCAATTCAAAGAATAAAGTTTCAAAAGGAAACATATTTTGTTTAACGTATTTTTCATGATCAGTTTTGTTAAACGTTAAAGCCCAATCAAGAAACTTTTCATTATCAACATCTTTTTTCAGCCGTGGTATCTTATATGATTTATCGAAAAATGCCCATCTTTTTGTTAATCCAACTAAAACGTTATATGGTATTTTGTATTTATGTTGCTTCGCTGAATTGTAAATAAACTCTTCCCAAAATCTTTGATGATATAAACCAAAGCTATCGTTATCATTTAAGGCATATTGTTTCTGAAGTTTTTGTAATTTGTTAAAATAATATTTTTTTCTCTTTCCGAAATCTTGATGTTTTGGTATATCAAGAAATCTCGGCTTTTCAATCTTAAAGTGTTTTTGTATATGTTGATTTATCTGTCGAATCATACCCTCAAGTATTCTCGCGCTCCCTTTAACGATTCCAATAGGCGTTCCCTCATCATTATATTCTATAGCTCCATGAAATACTAATGCTACTATATCATAATCAATAACATTTGCGGATTTTGGCCACATTATTTCAAGATTCATGAAAGCTTTTCCTTCCATAAATATTTTTTGTCTTTGTTTATCTGATAATTTAGATATAGCAGATTGAAGATCCTTTACAGCAAATACAAAAGCATCTCTAATATCTCCACGATCCTTAAATTTTGACATAATACCTTTAACATCAAGAGCATTTTTTCCTGCATTCTTGATGTGTCCCTTATTTCGCGCAGATATAAGTTTCCCATCTCTCCAGCTCACCATTATATTCTGACCGTCCATTTTTTCACTAACATTGTCTTCTCTATTTAACTGTCCAGACAACCCAAAATTAATAATATTCTTAAAATCCTTAAATGTTAACTCCCAATCATCAAAAGGGTGAGACATGTGCCCGGCTGCTCCACCACATTGTAATAGAATTCTAGTATCTAGTGGATCAGCTGAATATTCAATATCTGTTAGTAATTGGTTTGCCCACCAATCCTTTGAAAATGCAGCTTCCTCAACAGGTTCCATATCATCGTGCTGCTCATCTTCTGTACGAGGTTCTGTATCTTCAGGTGCTTCCTTTCTTGGATCGTCATCACTAATAGGCTCATCTTTTGTATCAGTTATTGAATTATCAGCTCCTAGATAATCAACAAGTTCAAATCCTAATTGCTCAATTGCTCTGTTAACATTTTTGGCCCATAACATCCATGCTTCGTTTCCGCGTTTATCTGCCATAATTCCCGTACCAGCTTTTGTTCCAACTTTACCAGCTGGAAAATATGTTACAGTTCCTGTTGGTCCTTTAGGATATCCTGTATCATGTTCTGGAAATTCTTCTTCTGGTACAATATAATCAACAACGTCCCATCCTAACTTTGCGGCTTCCTTTTCTGTATTAATCCTATAGCTTTTTTGATTTCCCCACCAATATCTTGGACCGTCATCGACAATTCCAGATGCTCCATATACTCCATACGATATTTCTCTGATGAGTTCAAGTATAGTTTCTTCACCAATTCTACCAATAAACTCTGCAATATTTTCTTTTGTAATAAGCCTATATTTCATTAATGGCTTTCCGTTAATTAGTGCATCACCCTTTTCATTCCAGCTAATTGATTTTACTGTAATTTTCTTATTTTTGAAACGACCACCTAAAATCACATCTCCCACGTTAATTGGAATATTGATATCTTCTGTTTTTTGTAAAACTGACATAACTTTATCAATAGCTTTTTTCGTATCTGCAAATTTCACTAATTTTTTGGCTTCTTTTGCTGTCACCCATTTATAAGCACTATGCTCAAATGATAATTTTACGTTTTTTGTTGGAGATTCACCGAGAAAATACAAAACAAATTTCATTTCTGGTTTATCTAGCTTTTCTCCCGCTTCGTAATCTACTTTTACTAAATATTTTGATATATGTTTGAATCCTGGAAGTACTTTCTTGATTTTCAGTCCCGTTTCTTCCCTTGTTTCTCTGAATGCTGCTTCTAACGCCTTCTCATTTTCCTCTAAATGGCCTTTTGGAAAGCCCCAACCATAATTATTTTTCAAAAGAAGCAACTTTATTTCATTATTTTCCCTGATAAATGGAATTATTCCTGCAGATTGATGAACCTTTGCTTCATTTATTGGATGATATTGATATTTTTCATTGGAATCTGTTCGATTTCGTTCTTTTTTGACTCTTTTTTTGATTTTTTTCATATCTTCTTCATCTGGATAGCCAGTTCCAATCGATTCAACAATTTTTTTGAACTTATTTACCATTATATTGAAGATTTTTTCATTGAAATATCCGAAAGCTTGCTTGAATAGTTTTTTTCTTACATCATCATCAATTTTTGATGAGCCCAATAACTGTCTCATCACTGTTCCACTGACTTCCTTACCCCTAACCCTTACAGAAACATGTGGTGCTGTTAAAATATAGCCAACATCTTTGTATCCTTTTAAATTTCCTTTATTCTTTTTGTAATCTTCAAAATATTTCTCGCTCGTTAATCTTCCAGCATCCTTAGCACCAAAAATATACACAACAGCTGTTGTTTCTGGATCGTATTTATCTAATGCATTTGCTGCAATATACGGTGTTCTCTCCTGTACAATTCTATTCTTAGGTACACCCATTTTAACCATATGAGTAACTTTTTCTTTGAAGCTCATTGGATGTCGTGGGAATTTCATGATTCCAGACGTTGTAATATATACACTATCCTTTCCAAATTTCTTCACCAAATAATCGTATACACCTTTATGATGAGGCCCGAATGGCTGAAAACGTCCCCCGTAGCAAAAGATAACTTTTTTGATTTTTTTCTGCTCTTCAAGATTTTCATTCTTACTTGCTTCAATTGCACGGAGTTGCGCTAATGCTTTTTCCTTTGTATCATGAGTTCCTAAACGATCACCACCAGATTTTGGATAAACAACATACTTATCTCCAACTTTCTTGATTGTTTCTGTTGTAAGGAACGGTTCAATGATTGCTTCTACTAATTTACTCACAGTTTACTTCTCCAAATTATCAATTGATTTCTTAATAGATAATACCATTTTGTAAAATTTCATATATTCACGCTTTACTGTTGTATAGTTACCTTTCTTAACATGGTCTTTCATTTTCGCCATAATAGGCAACAAGTTCGTTATTTGAATTGGAATCCATTTTTGGTAATCCATTTCATTTAACTGCTCTTTTTCTGTTAAAATATCTTTTAACTTAATAGTTTTTGGCATAATTAATATCTCCTGCTGTAAGGTGAATAAACTCTATCATATATAAATATAAGATTCTAGTTAATTCCTGTATATTTTGTTTTCTCAATAATAGGTATAACTGCTTTATCTCCTGTAAAATAATTACAATTATTGGGAACATCTACATCAATAATCTTTTCTGTATAACTAAACTTTGGATTATTAATAACTGTATCCTTAAATCGTTGGTCGTTATATTTTGATTCACCACTTGCCATAAACGCTGATATTTTTGAACCATCTCTCATGTGCCAATCATGACATATATCGATAAACATATAGAATCTTTCCTGTTGAAGTTTCTGTTCAAATATATTCATTGGTTTTTCTGTTGGGTAGTCATCAAAAAATATCTCATCAAATATTCCTAACTCTCCTAACTTCTTTTGCCACATTCCTTCTACAATATTGATATTTTCATATTGCTTTGACCATTCTTTCAATCTTTTAATGACAACGGGGTGACATTCAATAATCGTATGACTTTTTGGATTATGTTTCTGTATCTGTGTTGCTGAATAACCACACCCGAATCCAATTTCAAGAACATGACCTTTTGGTTTTAGTTGGTCAATACATGCTTCCATATAATTCTTTTCCCAACTCATCATTACTTGAAGGTGATCTTCACGAAGAAGTATTTCTTGATTGTTATCGTCTAATTTGAATTCCTGTTTGTACATATTATTAAGTTCTCGTTAATCCTATTTTTCCACCACGAATCTCATCAGTTGTAAGCGCGGGGTTTACTTCAAGTATAACATATGTTTCCCCATCTCCAACGGGATCAGGATTAAATGTTATTGTACTATTTGTATTACCAGACCCAACGGAAGCAGCACCATCATTGGTAATAGAACCTGAATATGCAGTAACAGATATCGAAACACTACTATATACATATGCAGTTTTTGCTGTAAATCCTTTTGGTATTATTTTCATTGCGTAGAAACACTTACCCGTGGATCCAATAGTTGCTGACCCTCCGTCATCATTCATCTTCACCATATAGGCGCGCGATGCCCCATC